ATGCCTAATGACTCAGACTCCAACATTGCCACCGCCGATGCACTGACACTGCTGCTGCACAACCAGCATGCGCTTGGGGCGGCGATAGAGGAGGTCACGAAATGGCTTTCAGATAATGGCGTAAAGAGTGTTGCAGATAGCGCACTCGTGGCCATGGAAACCCTGGACGATAATGCCAAAACGATTAGAGATGCGATTATGCGACTACGGCATCTCTAGGAGTCGCTCTGGCAGACAGCTTCTTCCGATTGCAGCTGATCAGGTACTTTCATTCAGGCCTCATGCATAATACGAGTTGCTTGTACGTCCTTGGGTCAGTTTCGTCGACTCCCGCTGGGCAAGATTTAAAATTGATACTGTGATATTTTTTATTAAATGCCATTCCGAATTCTAAAGAAACTCCTAGAGTGCGGAACTAGAAAATTAACTTAATAAGGGCGCAACAGGGAGCTCTATAAGGAATGGAAAATTTCGTATGAAAAATGGAAGCTCCATGCGTGACCTTTTGGCGCAAGCGTCTTCAAAAGGCTCTAAGTCGACTATTCTTAAGCCTCTGGCTTGGATGCTAGGAATATGTGTAACGTCAACACTAACTTCAGCTAAGCTCGATTTGCCACCTTGGATTACAATCCTGTTTTCGATCTTTGCCGCCATCACGATGTTTCTATATCTTATTGCATATCTATATTGCTTGATCAAAGATCGCGATGCGTTGAGAAGCGAAACTTACTCAATTCAAAAAATGGTGGTTGAGCGCGGTTTTGTAGGAGACGACATTAACGGAAGCTTACCTGTAGATCGAACACCTACAGGCCATCTGATTGAAAGCGATTCGGCCATTGATGGGAAAGCGGACAAATGAAAAAGCGTTTTGCAGTGGCTTTGGATTCCCACACTGACATCCAAAATAACGAATTTAAGGCTTATATCAAAGACAATGGATATGGCTGGTGGCATTGGATCAATGGTTTTTGGCTGTTGGTAGATAGTAGTGGCGAGCTTACAGCGAGAAAGCTCCGAGATGATTTGTCTGTCATTTATCCTGGGGTACGCAAGATTATTCTTGAGCTGAATGGCAATGATGATACTTGGTCGGGCTTTGGACCTAAGACTGGGGACAGAGATATGTTTGGTTGGCTGAACAAAAACTGGTGATGCTGTGAAAAGATGATGGTTCTTGCAGGAAAAGAATCCATATTGATTGCTTTAGTTTCTTCAGCAGTACCGGCGAAGCAGGTAAATTCAACAACCGGCTAGATTAAATGTCCACAATTGACCGATAGCGGGCTTCGACGACCGGTACGTTGAATTCCAGCCTATGTTCAATCGGCCCCCCCACCTGACCCCGGTGTGGGGGCCTTTTTTTGCGCCCGCGGAAACCGGCCCCCCCAAGGCTGGTCTACCATTTACTGACCCACTGGTTTTCCCATGACGCCTACTGACTCGCTTAGGAACTCGACTCATGTCTCACGTCTTTGAAGGCTTGGCCACCTCTGCTGTGATCGCCCGCTATGAGGGCCAGCCACCCGCCGAATTAACGACACTCGAATGCCCGGTGCGTTTGAGCAAGGTCGGCCCCGACCGCACCCGCGTCGAGCTGGCGCATTTTCTGGAAGGCCCCAAGGACGCCAACATGCTGCGGGTAATCCTGCCCGACGGGCTGATGGTGCAGGGCCTGATCGCTGAGGGCAGCAACCAACCGCTGGGCGGCTGGTTGCTAATCGAGGTCGAACACGGCGAGCTGGGGTTTGCGCCGCCGGCGGACGGCACCGGTGCGGACGGCGATGCGCATGGATAAGGCCCTGTCGGCGCTGAACCTGCCGAACGCGGTGGAGGTGCAAACCTTGAAACTGCTGCACCAAATTGAGCTGGCGCACACGGCGGACGATCTGTTTCGCGCCAGTGACCGCGCCGAAGGTTTTGTCCTCGGTCTGGAGACGGTCAGGGTGCTGAATGCGGCCAGTATCGAAGGCTTGTATAAAGCCTTCGAGTCGGCGGCCACGGCGCGGCGACTGGAGCACGCACAATGATCGGCGAAGGCATTCACGAAGAGGTGTTGCGCGCTCTGGTCGAGCAACACGCGGTGCGCGAATGCCTGGTGGCCAGGATCGCCGGCGGTCCTGACTGGGGCCTGTCGATTCGCCTGGGTGGCAGCAGCGCACGCTGGGTGCCGGTGCGCTCGCGGCGTGAGTCGCTGCGCACCTGGGCCAGCCTGACCGCCGTGGGGCGTTTTGCCGACAGCGTGGGGATCAGAGGATTCAGTGTAGAGCTGTAACCGGTGACAGCTTCAACGCCAGCTGCAGCATCCCGACCACGTCCGGTCCATCCTCATTGATCCATGTCCCGTAGTGCTGGCGGATCATGTTGCCGTTGGTGTGGCCCATCTGCTCGGCAATCCAGTCGATCGACGCCACGCCGGTGGTCAGCAACTGGCTGGCGTAGGTGTGCCGGCATTGCCCGGGTCCCCGATAACGAACGCCGGCAGCCAGCAAGTGAGCCTTGAAGAAACGGTCGCGCACCACGAAGTCGTTGGCATGCGGCAGGCCGCTTTTGCTGTTGAGGAACACAAAGTGCAGCTTGTGTGGCCGCACCGTCTTGTTGTCGCGTTCGACGATCTCCACGGTTTCCGCTTTGCGTTTGCGCGTCAGCGCATCGATCTTGCGCAGGGCGTCCCACGCCGGTGCCAGCAAGCGCACCCGGCGCATCGAGCGGCGGGTTTTCGTCACCCGGTAGGCGCCGCGCACCTTGGAGCGGCGAAAGGTCACCGTGCCTTGCGTGAGATCCACATCTTCCCAAGCCAGGGCGATCGTCTCGGACACCCGCGGCCCGGCCCATAACATGAACTGCACCATCAGCAGTTCGTGTGTGCGGTTGGTGGGGGTGTCGAGGATCTGTTTGATTTCCGCCCGGGTGAACGGGTCCGGGGCTTCCGGATCGGGTAGGCGCACCATCAACCCTTCGGTCGGGTCGTGCGCGACTTTCATCCGCGTGCGGTACAAGCGAAACACCTGGCGCACGTTGCTGATGATGTCGCGGATGGTCTTGTTCTTCAGGGTCTTCGACAGCGTGTCCTGAATCCACACCTGCAGGTCGAGGTGATCGATCTGGTTGATCTGCACCTTGCCCCAGCGTGGCCGCACATGCACTTCGGCCTTATTGGCGTAACCCCGGTAGCTTGAGGCCGCGACGCTGTTGGCCTTGATCTTCAACCACAGGTCCAGGTAATGGCCAAAGGTGTTTTCCACCAGCCGCGGCGAGTTTGGAAAGTGCCGGGCGTAATCAAAGGTGCCAGTCTGGATCTCGTATTCAATGATGTCGGCCAGGCGTTTGGCCTGGGCCACGGTAGCCGGTGTGTTGGCGCCCGGGACCGTTTCCCGGCATTTCTCCCCTTTGTATTGAAAATAGATTCTCACGGACTTGCCGCGAGCTTCGACCCCACTCATGTAAACCCCTAACGCTGTAGTCGTGTATCGACAGTCTGACGATCGGAAACAAAAAGGCCCGTTTCCGGGCCAAGTATCTGCAAGCGTGTCTTCTGGTGGACGCGGCTTACGGTTTGGGCCTGTTCTGGCGCAGATGGGCGTTCAGCAATTGGCGTCGGCGACTGCAGGCCTGGTGATTGCCCTGGGCGCGCCACTTGCCGCATTGGTCGCACACGCTGGTGAGATCGATGTTCCAGGGAAAACGCCGAGACGGTGTTACGGTCGGGTCATCGGTCATGGCGTGATTCTCCCCGTGTGGCAGGGCGGGCGAGCACCTGGCTGATCACGGCGGCATCCGTGTCGCTCAGGTCGCCCAGGGTGCTGGCCATCTGGCTGAGGCTTTCCAGGCGGGTGCGGGACTCGGGGGTTTTGTGCACCAGGTAGCCGATGACGGCGGCGCCGATGATCGCGGTGGCGACCAGGTGCCTCGCCGGTGTGGTAGCCTTCGCGCCGCCGCTGCTGGGGTTCTGTGCTTGCATGGTATAGCCCTCGGTAGTGGTTCGGTGTCGAGGAGCTGCAACTCCTCGGCACTGTTTTTTTACGCTCAGTCCTTGCGTGCCAGGTGAATCACCAGGCCGTCATAGTCCGGCTCATGCTCCACACATGATTGCCATTCCAGTACCCTCAGGATCTGTTGCCGGCTGCAGTCGTCGACCAGGATTTCACGCTGGCCAGCGGCGGCGCGGACTTCCAGAATTTGCAGCAGACCTTCTTCGCCGTAAGCACCGGCCTGAATGATCGGCGCGCATTCGCCTACAAACTCCAATCGATTCTGAACGGCCTGCAGCTTGCTGGTTTTGCCGTCGCCGGCATTGCCCATCAACACTTGGATCTGCATCGGTCTTGCTCTCCTTTACGCCTTGAATGTCCAGCACTTGACCGTGGTCGGTCGGGGTTGTGAAACCGGGTTGCGGTGGTTGAACGCGGCGCGCACGGCGCTGTGCACAGCCTTGTTGCTGTCGAGGAATTTGCGCGAGCGCGACTCCTTGAGCAGGTCGCGCAACGTGGCCACGTCGGCCAGCTTCTGTTTGTGTTCGGCGGCGCGTTCGCAGAATTCGTTGAGGTTGATGGCGATCACGGTTGGATCAGAACTGTGGTCGACCACCGGATCTTCACTGAGGGATTCGAGGTAGTCGTAGACCTCCCAAAACTCGGCGACGGCCGGGTGGTCGGAACTGATCGAGGCCTGGCGCTCGATGGCCATGCGCACGATCTGCCGCTGCGTGGCCGCGACTTGCGGATCACTCAGTTTCAGGACCAGGCGCAGGCCGTCCAGCAGCGAGAGCAGTTGTGCGTGGTTCTTGCTGATGCGCTCGACACGGATGTAGCCGCGCAGGTCATAACCGCAGCTGCTGCAGTTACCCTGGTCGCTGATATAAGCCGTGCTGCAGGCAAAACAATGGGTGTGCAGGCGGCGCAGCTTGGCTTCATGTTCCGGCATGCGCTGGGCGAACAGATCGAGCACGGCGGATTCTTTGCTCACCGCCTTGAGCAGAAAATGACTAAGGGTGCCGCCCTCCAGCGCGTTCAACTGATCCGCTGCAGCACGGCTTTCCGGGGTGACGGTCGGGCGCACAAAGTGCAGCTTGACGATGCGCGTCATGATCGCTTCGTGAGCGACCACGGCGGCGTTCTGGCTGATGGCGATCGTTCCGCGAAAGGGCGGTTCATAGGTTTCATTGCCGGCAGTCTTGACGCCTTTGGTGGCCAGGGTGCCGCCGCCGTAGAAGTCTTTCAGCTCGTCCCATTCGAAGGTTTTCGCGTGTGCCCGATCGTCGCTGTGGCGATCGGCTTCGAGGAACACCACCGGCATGCCGGAGACCTGGCCCATCAGGCGCGAACGACCCGCCTTGGTCGACTTCATCGGGTCGAACCCTTCATAACCTTCGCGGCCGAGCAGCTTCCACAGCAGGTTGAGCAGGGTGGTCTTGCCGGCACCGGCCTCACCGGTGGCTTCCAGAAACGGGAAGGACTGGTAACGCGCGCGTATCTGTTCGCAGAACAGCGAGCCGAAAAAGAACACCAGGGCGACGAAGCCCTGGGCGCCGAAGCAGGTCCACAGCAGCTTTACCCACTGCTCGTTGAAGTCTTTTCCATCACGCTGCAGCTTGATCGGGACGCCTTTCTGCAGGGTTTTCAGGCGCAGCTTGCCGAACTCGAAATAGTCTTCGCTGTTGACCTTGTAGGTGCTGCCGTCCTTGATCGCGATGTCGCCGTAGACGTAGCAGGCGTATTCCTTGCTGTAACCCACGTAGTCGATCGTCGACACGGTTTTGATACCGAACAGCTGATCCTTCATCAGCTTGTCGAGCTGCTGGCCGCTGCCGGTGAACATGGCGCCGGCGGCCATGCCGAGCAGGCGCTTTTTGAATTCGCTGGCCGCTGACAACTGCCCGCTGGTGAAGGTGTTTTTGACGCTTTCCGAGTCGTGCGGGAAGTCCACGCGCAGGTAATACCAGGACTCGTCGGTCACCTCGTTACGCTGGAAGTACAGGGCTTGCGGGTAGCAGTTGGCAATCTCAACGACACTGCCGGATTGCTGCAGCGCCTTTTCGCGCTGCTGCGCCTGGTTGAGCAACTGGTCGTCGTGGTTATCGCTGTCCTCGATGTCAGACATGGCCCGGTTGAATTTCTCCATGTCCAGCTTGAACCAATACAGGCGGCTGCCGAAGCCCAAGTGAAATTCACCGCGTTTGTTCCAGTCGTACATGAGCAAGGCTTTTTCAGCCGCACTGTCTGCCAGCAGCAGGGCGCCCAGATGCCGGGCCTGCTTGAGGTCGGTGGCGATCTGTTCGGCACGCTTGGCATCGTCCTGGATGAAGCTCCAGCGCTGATGCAGATCGTTCCAATCAGCCTTGCGCCCGTCGCGCTGGGAGATCTGCGCGGCTTCGCAGACATAGCCCAGGGCGCGGGCTTCACGGACCCAGCGCCGGGTGTAGGCGTTGGCACTCGGTTCGTTATCCAGCGCCCACACCAGCTTGGGCAGCTTGCCGCCTTCACGGGTTTTGATCAGCGCCTTCAGTGAGTCCCCCGGGAATGCATTGGACGACATGGCCGACACCGCCGCGATGTCGTTGTGCACCAGGGCGATGGCATCAAAGATGCCTTCGACGATCCAGATCTCTTTGACCTCGAGCAGATCGACGCAGGGCGGGCACCACCAAACGCCGCGATAGCTGTCCTTGGATTTGAAGCGCGCCTTCATCTTGCCAAAGCGGTGCGGCTGATCGATCAGACGTTCCCACCAGCCGCCTTTCTCCAGAGCGAAACGCACCGTGGCGCTGCCGGCGTTGTGTTCAGGGGAATAGAAACTTTCTTGCGTGAACCAGCCCTGAATCAACTCAAACCGAAAGCCTCGGGCATATTCCAAGTAGGCCCGGGCGGTGGCGTTGGGATGCTGGTCGGTTGCTGGCGCACGCTTGCTCCAGTCTTCAAACAGATCGTCGTACAGCTCTTTCACGTGCAGCGTGTGGCCGCATTTTTCCGGGCGACCACAGATCACCATCCAAGGCGTATCGAAACGGGAATACAGCTCCTTTTTCTTGCACTTGGGGCAGGTGCCGCCGCGCATGTAGTCGGTGCCCGTGCGGTGCTTCAATCCGAAGTCGGATTGGAGGCGTTGCAACACGTCGTGGCGAAGATCTTCTTTCATGATTACTTCACTGCTTTGAGGCTGAGGGAGAGGGCTGCCATCAGGCGTTTCTGCGCAGCCATCACCGGGGTTCTTTCCAGAATCGAGCTGTGCCGTTTTTCTTGTGGGACATAACGGTATTCATCCGCGTACCAGTAGTCGTTGAGGCTCAAGCGGTACTGCTCACGCATCACAGCCAGAAGCGCTTCGGCTTCTGCAGCTGGCAATTGGGTGGTCAGAATCACAGCGTTTCCCATCTTGAAACCTCGATTTCAGGCGCAGCTCACCCAAACCCACAGGGTGCGGGGCAGGCGTTCGTTGGGGGTTGGTGTTACGAGTTGGCTAAGCGGAAACGGCCAATGTCTGGCGCGTTGATGATTCGCTCGTAGATCAGGCTGACCGGCACGGCCCATTGACTGCCGGTGACTGGGTCAACGATGACGGTGTGGGTCGACGTGCTGCTCTGGATGTTCAGGCGCTGCCGATCGCGCACGGCAACCATGGAGCTGTTGGCCAGGTGAACGATCCTTTCCGCGATCTGCGTCTGTACGTCGTAGTCCGCAACCAGGTGTTGGACGGCTCGGCTGAACAATTGCTGATCGTCGCTCAGATGTTCGCAGTGGTGACGCTCCAGGAACACCAACGCGGAGCGCTGCAGCATGTCCTGGTATTCGTTCACTTCGGGCATGGCAGTCATTTGGCTTTCCCCGACTTAGACGCGTGCAGTTGGATGACCGCCAGAACTTCGGCGTGTCTGGCCGCAAGGTGCAGTGAGTCCGCATGCAGGATCGCTTCGGCCTCGGCCTCGCTGATGATCTCGTCCTTTAGTGCCTCCTCAATGAGGTGGTCGACCGTGCCCTTCTTGGCTGAGGCTTGCACGCAACGGGCGTACATTTCGACGTTGTCCAACGCTTCAGGCTCAACCACTGGAACGAACATCCCGCCGTACATTGCTGCGATGTACTCGGATAGGAAGGTCGTCCCGGTCTCCAGCTCGAGCTGGTGGATCTGTGCATCGGTCAGTGGGCGGCAGTTGTTGTTTTCATAGGCGTGGTTGTCGAACTTCTTGAGCGATAGGCCGATGCGAGCGGCGGCGCATTCGCGTCCGCCGGGATAGGCGCAGATAATTGCGCTGACTACCTGACGCCGAGTTTTTAGAACTGTGCTTTTCATGTTCTGCTTTTTCCTGTGGCCCAGTGCCATTACTGTTCGATCACGCCGTCCTTGATACCCAGCAACACCGCGGCGCGATGTGCCTCCCCGCGGCGACCTTTTTTACGACCGTTTAAAAGGTCGCTGACCAAATTCTTATTCAGCGTGTGGATCCGGCAAAACTCCGCAATGCTCATTCCTTTGTGATCCAAGGCCTCGCGGGCTTGCTCGGTTGTAAGGGTGGCGGGCATAGTGTTCGCTCGTGTGCGTTTGTGTGGATTCGTGTTCGTACGGCGCTGATTATGACCAGTTTATTTGTCCTGTAAAGGGGCTAAAGTTTGAAAAAGTTGTCATCGAGTGAGATCTCGGAGTTGAGTGCGGGCGAATGCCTGCGCGAAGAAAGGGTTCGATTGGGGCTTAAACAAGAGGAAATGGCTCAAATTGGCGGCGTAACTCGGAACACTCAGGGGAGCTACGAACGAGATGAGCGCCGCCCGGATACTGGCTATTTGAAGGCCCTGAGCGCCGTGGGGCTCGACATCCTTTATATCGTTACGGGCGTCCGAACCCCCGCTCCAGTTGGAGGGTTGAGCGAGGATGAAGAGGTGATGGTGAAGCGGTATCGCAGCATGCCTCCAGAAGACCAAAAATCTGTGCGTCGCTTTCTGCAGGCCATTGCAGATGACGTTGCCAAAAACTCGAATTAACTTGTAACAAAGTATGTAATACATTCGTCGCCCCTCGGTTTTAAAGCCGTTTCCAGTCCCCGATAACGTCGATTCAGCAATGCACTTATATGGAGTAGTGAGCATGTTGGATCGCGTAACGATCGATAACGGTCATGTACAAACTGTTGAGTTTGAATGGCAGGACCTCTCGAAAATTGAACGTCGTTTGGTTGGGCTATATCGCCAGTTGACCGAAGAAGATCGAAAGCAGCTACGGCGTCTCACCGAGGCACTGGCGACGATTCCAGAGGAACTGGAAGCAAGCTGATCGCCGTTAGCTCAATCGATAGATACAATCGCCGACACCGTTGAGTCGGCGGTTTGCAAATCACGCTACCGCTTGTGATCCCAGCTGCTCGAACAGCTCTCGCTGTTTCGCTCTGGGCATATCCCGCAAGTGGTCGAACAACATCCTTTCGAAAGACTGAGCCGATGGGCTCAACGTATGCGAAAACGTCAGATTCGCGACCCAGGTGTGCCCGCACTTTGCGTCCAGGCACTGGCAGTACAGCTTCGCAAACTCCGTCGATAGCTTCTCCCTCGAAGCGATCCGTCCTCTGTGTCCGCATTTGCATTCAACTCGCATTGTGTCCCTCCCCAGGGCAGCCAATCGCCACCATATTGCCATAATTTGTAGTGGCAATCTCTTAGCTAGGCGCTGGATGTAGTGGGATCAACTGGTATATCTACTTCTCTCCAGTTGATTCGCCTGTCTGGCCGTAAGGTGTCATTGACTTGGTTGAACAGCTGGCAAATAGGCCGGATCTCGTTGCTGGTGTAGACCCGGTCAATCTTTTCGATATCGCCAAAGCCACCGTTGTTCTCCGGAATGATGCCGGCGAGCGCGGGGTTCATTCGCCAAGCGGCGATCACGTCGTTGCGGGTGATGTTCTTCACTTTCTCCAGCTCGTCTTTGGCTTGGAAGTCGCCCACGGGAATGATCTGAATCGCATTCTCTTTGCCGTTGGGAATGTTGACGAACATCGAGCGGAAGTTGCCCACACCCTTGCTGGAGCTGATCTGAGCGCGCAGGTTGTCTTCGTCCTCCTCGGTCAGGTCCGGATCGTTGGTGTAGAAGATGTAACCGGCGTGGGCGCCGTTGCTGTAGTAGCGCCGGCGGAACAGGGTGGCGGCTTCGTTGAGCAGCAACGCCTGCATGCCGCCCAGGTAGTCCGGCACCCCGTAGATGTTCTGTTCCACGTCATAGTCGAGGACGTGCTCGATCTCGTCCTGGTCGAAGTCCATGAACTTGTTATCCGGCAGCAGCATCCGGAAGCCACCGTCGACCTTCACCCGCATGTTGATCGATGCCAGGTGCTGCAACTCCAGGACTTGGCCGAAGGCATTGGTGTCGCGATAGAAGAAGGCTTCGCCGAACACCATGTAATCCAGCCCCGCACAGCCCATGGTTCGAGCGCTGCAGCCGGCCGAGGGGATCAGCTCACGCAACAGCAGGTTGCGCTTGAACTTCGGGATTGCGCCGTGGTGCGCATTGGCGCGCAACAGTTTGGCCAGGCCAGGCCGCGACACTGGCGGTTTGTAGATCTCTCCGTCGTCGCTGAGAAACACGCCTAGGTACTCCCCGATGTTGCCCGACAGCACCTGTTCGGGTTCGCCGAACGTAAACGCCCGCATGGGTTGCTGCTGTCGTGCCTGCTGTTTGACCTGGCGTTTTTTGTGTCGAGGATTGGGCATTGTTTCCACTCGTGACGTAGCGGCTACGACGCCGCTTGTTGGTGTTCAAAGGTTCGTTGGCCAGGGCGTGCATGACCGCCCACGCGATGTCGGCGTGGCCGGTCGCGTCGGTGCGCGAAGCGCTGTAGGTGACTTGGCCGCTGTTGGTAGTGCCGCGTTTGATGGTCAGGAACGCCTGGGCGATGTCGGTCCATCCGGCATCCCACTCGATGCGGCTGCCTTGGATCGTGTCCTGGGCTTTGAGCACCAGGGCGTTTTTCGCCTCGAGGCTGTAATGAATCGGCGTCGCTTTGGCGTAGAAGTCGCGCACCAGGTCGAACACGCCGTAACCCACGCCGGTGACATCGATACCGATGTGCTGGACGTTGAAGCGCTCGGTCAGCTTCTTGACCTGAGCGGCCTGGTAGGTGAACGAGTGGCCACGCCAGCTGTGCTTCTCCAAGATCCGGAACTTCGCGCCTGGCTCGAGCGGCGGGGCGATGACAACGCACGTCGCGTCGTCGCGAGTCCGGCTCGGGTCGTAGCCCAGCCAGACCGGGCTGTTGCCGAACGGTCGTTCCTCGTCGGGCTTGTAGTCCTCCCACAACGACAGGTCGGAGTAGCACCGCTCCAGATCCTTGAGGCCGAACGCGCTCTGTGTGCTGTCGATGAACTTGCAGTAGAAGAGCTGCTGAAACTTGTCCTCGTCGTACTCCAGTTGCAGCTGCTCGAGGTCGAACAGATCGCAGCCGCCGTCGATAGCATCCTGAATAGTGATGGTCTTGCGCCATTGCCCGTCCGGACACAGCGCACCTTGGGTATACGCCGCCTCGATCGGCCAGGTGCCGCCGGCCTTTTTCCCGCGCTTGCTGTTGCGGAATTCTTCACCGGTCCAGAACGGGTAAGCCTGGTGCGACACCGCGCTGGGCGTCGAGAAGTAGGTCTTGCGCCATTTTTTGTGAGTACCCATGGCACTGGCCACGGTGCTGAGTTTTTCGAAGTCGCGGATCCAGAAATATTCGTCGACGTAGACGTGACCGTGATAGCCCTGGGCGGTGCTGCTGTTGGTGCTGAGAAAGCGCAGTTCGGCGCCGTTGCTCAGCACGATCGGGTTGCCGGTCAGCTCAATATCAAACCACTGCTTGGCGAACTGGATGATGTAGCTGCGGAAGATCTCGGATTGCGATCGGCTGGCCGACAGAAAGACTTGGTTGTCGCCACTCAATACCGCGTCCATGAACGCTTCGCCGGCGAAGTAGTAGGTCAGGCCCACCTGCCGACTTTTGAGGATGTTGCGGATGCGACAGGTCAGCGGGTTTTGCTTGGCCGCGAACAGCTCCTGCTGGTAGCGGTACATTTTGCTGATGAACTTGTCCAGGAAGTCGACTTCAGTCAGCCCGCTGATGTCGTTCTTGGCCTTCTTCTCTTTCTTCTTGCCGCCGCCTTCGCCGCGACCGGAGCGATCACCACGTGGTCGCTGGCGAGGTTCCGAGGAATCGCCCGGATCGTCTCCGATCGATGCCGCCGCCGGCGCCGGTTTGGCCGCTTGCTTTAGCAGCCGTTCGCGCACGGCGGTCAGTCGGTCGAGTTCGTTTAGATCGTCCTTGGACAGGCTGCCGACCTTGTCCAGCAGCAACGTGATACGCCGGCCAACAGCGGTCAGCGGTTCCTCGTCCGACAGCATGTCCTCCCATCCTCCCTGGCGGATCCAGTAGTAGACGATCCGGATGTTGGGCAGGTTGAGTTGCGCCTGAATTTCCTTGGCCTTACAGCGGCGCAGAAACAGGCGTTTGGCGGCTTCTTTAACTTCGGTCGAGTAGTACATGGGCCGCAGTCTATGCGGCGAAAACAGTGAAAACGCGGGGTTAAATTCTGCGATTTACCTAGATCCTGAATCTAGGAGGAACGCGCAATTGAACCGTTTGTTAGGGGGCGTTTTGCTCCATATCTTGGCGGCTCAAATCACCGATTGAGCGCAGTTATCGCCCATGCCCCGTTCCCTTGTTTCGTTCTGGAAACGTGTCGCCACCAGCGGCACCACCGCCGATGGTCGCGAGATCCTTCCCCAGGAACTGCGCGACATCGCTGAAACCTACAGGCCATCCAAATACACGGCGGTGATTTGGTGCGACCACGAACGCTGGTCTGGTTCCCACGGCACCGTATATGCCGTGCGCCTTGTGGAGGAGGGCGACGATCTGGAAGAGGGGCAAATTGCTCTGGAAGCCCAGCTCAAGCCCAACGATCGACTGCTGTACCTGAATGACCAGGGCCAGAAGCTGTTCACCAGCATTGAGATCACCCCGAACTTCGCCGGCAGTGGCAAAGCCTACTTGACCGGCCTAGGCGTGACCGATGAGCCCGCCAGCCTGGGCACCCAGGAACTCTACTTTTCGAAGAAAACCCACAAAGACGCCTTTTACGCCGCGTCCGTTGAGCTGGGCTCCTTTGAAGAGGAACCCCAGGGCGAAGTGGGCAAGCTGATTGGCTTGCTCACCGGCCTATTCAAGCGCTTCGCAGCGGACACCGAGCCCGCCGTACCCATCACCCCAACCGAGAGCAAACCCCCAATGGATGAAGCTACAGCAACGGCCCTGAAAGCCCTGCTGGCTCAATTGCTGATTGTCGCTGCCGGCATTCAGGCTGTGATTGAGCCCGTCGCGGAGGAGGCCCCAGAGCCCGAAGCCGCACCGATCGATGACGTGCAAGCCGCCGTCGACGGCATCGTGACCACCGCCGAAGAAGAGCGCGAGTTCAGTCGTAATGGCGGCGCCACGAACAAGAACCTGCTCGCGAGCATGGCCGCTCTGCAGAAGCAGTTCACCGCGCTGCAGAACATTTCTGCCGGCCGCCAGTTGCCGCGCAACGCCGGCCCGGTAACCACCACCAAGAAAAAGGTGCTCTGACATGGCCCAGCCTCTGAGCGCCAAGGGCGCCAAACAATATGCTGAGCTGCAGGAAGCAATCGCCGAAGCCTATGGCGTCGAGCGCGCCAGCCGCATGTTCAGCGTTGACCCGTCAACCGCCCAGGAACTGAACGACTCGATCACCGCCAAGGCCGACTTCCTTGAGCGCATCAACGTCGTTCCGGTCAGCGAAATCAAGGGCGAAAAGGTGTTCATCGGTGTTAATGGCCCGGTCACTGGCCGTACCAACACCAAGACGACCGATCGCGAGGCCAAGGACGCGTCAGCGCTGGATAACACGCTTTATGAGCTGGTTGATACCCAGTCGGACGTGGGCCTTCCATACGCCAAGATCGATGCCTGGGCGAAGTTCCCAGACTTCAAAGATCGCTATTCGGCCGCCGTGCAAAAGCGTATCGCCCAGGACCGTATCGTCATCGGCTTCCATGGCACCCACGCGGCAACCCAAACCGATCTGACGGCAAACCCCAAGCTGCAGGATGTGAACAAGGGTTGGCTGCAGCAACTGCGTGAGCAGGCGCCGCAACAGGTGCTCAAAGAGGGCGCCACCGCTGGCAAGGTCAAGCTGGGAGCCGGTGGCGACTACGCCAACCTTGATGCCCTGGTGCACGACACCAAGCAGATGGTCGACGAGATCCTGCGCGAAGACGGTGACCTGGTCGCAATCATCGGCACCGACCTGTTGGCCGCTGACAAGGCCAAGCTGTACACCAAACAAGGCGACACCCCGACCGAAAAAGAGCGCATCGAGGATGCTCAGGTAATCGCCACCTATGGCGGTATGCCGGCGTTCAGCGTGCCGAACTTTCCGGTCAACGCTGTGCTGGTCACCAGCTGGGACAACCTGTCGATTTACTTCCAGGACTCCAGCTGGCGCAAGCAGACGGTCGACAACCCGAAGCGCTCCCGCGTCGAGGACTACAACAGCCGCAACGAAGGTTACGTGATCGAGCAGTTGGAGAAGATCGCGCTGACCGAGAACGTGGAGCTCGTGGCGTGAGCCTGGCCCTGGCGCACAAGCGCCGCACCCTGGCCTTGGGTGTAACCGCTGTCGCTGCAGCCCTGTCGGGTGCGGCCATGGCGTACACCCCGGCTGACGCCTTGAGCAGCCCGGCCAATGCTCGCAAGCACCTGCTGCTGCAGGAAGCGGCACTGGACGTGGATTTGGAACGCCTGAGCGCGCTCAAGAATCTGGCCAGCAAACAGGCGCTCAAGCGTGAGGAGCTGTTGCCCAAGTACCAGGACTACGTCCAGCGCTACTGCGAATCGGGGCTGAACTTCCCGAACCGCGTTGTGGTGCAGGTGATGGTCTGGCTGTTCGACACCGTCCAGTTCGATGACGCCTTGGAACTGGCGGATTTTCTGATCGAGCAGGGCCAGCAGATGCCGGAGCGCTTCAAGCGCCGAGACATCCAGACCTTTGTCGCGGACGCCGTCATCGACTGGGCTTACGCCGAATACAACGCCACACGCAGCCCGGAGCCGTATTTGTCCGACCTGCTGCCGCGCGTGGACGACGAATGGGACCTGACGGAGCAGATCCCGAGCAAGTACCACAAGTTGATCGGCATGCGCGCCCAGGATGCCCAGGAGTGGGAAACCGCGATCAAGCATCTTGAGCGCTCGACCGAGTTGTACTCGAAAGCCGGCAACGAAACCCGCCTCGAAAAGTGTCGTAAGGCACTGGCAAAACAACAGGCCGCAGCGGCCTCCCAGTAACCGACTACCCCCCCAGCGGGGACCTGTGGAAGTGAGCCGCCCATTTATGGACCGTCCCACTGAAAACAGGCTCCCCGCCCTATTCGAGCGGCCAGCAATGAGCTTTTCCGGGAAACCCACCACCTTTGTGGAACAAGCGATCGAGAACGACGGCTTCTGGCCGGATCTCTCTGTGACCGAGTTCCAGAAGGGCTACCGCCTGCCGGCGGAGCACCTGGTAGAGATGCTGGTCATCAACCTGGCTACGGCCATGGCGCAGGTCAACAGTGATCTGGCCAGTTTAAAAGCGCGCTGGCAGGGCGCTGGAGTGTCACGCGTTGAATCTGCAGACACCACCGTCCTGCCGGAGCGCACCTTTCAAGCTGAGACGTACAAGCGCGCTGTGTATTGCCGTGCGAAGGCCAGTTTGCTGCCTGAATTCGCTTCGATCATCCGTCGCGAAAGTGCGGAGAACCTGGGCAAGGAAGCCCCCGAGCGCAAGGAAACCTTCCTCGAGTTCAGCCAGCAGGCCGTCCGATCGCTGCAGGGTCGCGGCCGCATCACGGCGGTGCTGCTGTGATCAAGCTCCGCGCCCTGACCGCCTACCTGATTGAGCGCCGCCTGGTCGAGTCCGAGCAGCTTGATAGCTGGACCAATCAAGTGAATCTCGAACTGATCTGGAAGCCCGACGTTGGTGGCATGCGCATGGGTGACATGCGCTACAGCGCCACGATCGCGCTGGAGCGTTTCGCCGATCACCCGGGGCGCCTGATGGCGTTGGTGGGTAGTTGGCTCGAGAGCAACGACCAGGAGCGGGACGAACTGCCGGCGGCGAAGTTCGACATCACCATGCTCGACAGCGATTTAGCCGACGTCGACATCACCCTTGAATTCATCGAGCCGCAATATCTGGCCGAGGATCCGGAGGGCGAAATCGAGGGCTTTGGTAAGACCTGGTCGTTCATCCCGTTTGACCTATGGGTCGCCGAACACGGCGAGGTGTCGAGCCGTGGCCGGGCGTAGCACGTTCGAGCTCGACGTCCGGGGCTACCTCGGCGTGCGCGAGCAAATGGCGCTGTTGAGTCTGCCGCCGCAACTGCGCCGGCGTCTGCTGAACAACGTCTCCAAGCGCGTGCGATCGATGAGCCGCAAGCGTGTGCGCGACCAGCAGAACCTGGACGGTTCGCCCTTTGAGGCACGCAAAGGTTCGGGCAAGGGCAAGAAAAAGATGGAAGCGGGGTTGGCCAAGCTGATGCAGGTCACCCGTGTCAGCCCTGACGAAGCCGTGCTGGGCTGGAAAAACGCCCTGACCAGTTGGGTCGCGGCGCAGCAACACAACGGTGTCAGCGAACGCCGCACCGCCGCGCAGATGAAACGGTGGAACAAGGTTCCGGAGGGGGTGGCAGCGACCGAAAAGCAGGCGAAGCGTCTACGCCGATTGGGCTTCAAGGTTCGCCAGGAGGGCAAAAAGTCGCTGACCCGTCCGTCCGTGGCATGGATTCAAGAGCATGTGAACTACGCCAAGGCGGGGCTGCTGATCCGCATCTTGGACGATGAAAAAGCCGAGAGCAGTGGCGCGCAGAGCTGGGAAATCACCCTGCCCAAGCGCCAGTTCATCGGCGTCAGCACCGAACGAGACACTGGCTTGCTGCTGAACCAGGTGCTCCAACAAATTCTTAATTCACCCCGCTAACGAGGCACTGCATGGCACTCGGCAAAGTCAGCGTTAACAACCTCAATCTCGGCCAAGGTGCCGTGACTGAGATCGAACGCTATTTCCTTTTCATCGGCACCGCCGCCAAAAACGTCGGCCAGTTGCTCGCACTCAATACCGACAGCGACCTCGACGGTTCGCTGGGTATTCCGGCCAGTGATCTGAAAACCCAGATCACTGCAGCACGTTTCAATGGCGGCGATCGCTGGGCGTGCCTGGCGGCTCCGATCGCGGCCGATGGTAACTGGTCCGAAGCACTGACCAACGCCCAGCAGAGAGGCTTTTCCGTCGAGGCGGTGGTGATTACCACGCCAGTTAAAGCCGGAAATGAACTGTCGGTCATGCATGACGCGGCGATCAGACTGAACAACACCTTTGGCCGTCGCGCTTTTGTCATGGCGGCAAGTGCCGGCATCACTGTGCAACAGACCTGGGCGGAATACCTGATCGAGCAGAAGGCGATCTCCGCCGATCTGGCTGCGCCGCGAGTCCTGGTCGTGCCGCAGTTGCACGGCAATGACCTGGGCGTGCTGGCTGGTCGACTGGCCAACGCCGCCGTGAGCATTGCCGATAGTCCGATGCGTGTGGCGTCTGGTGCTCTGCTGGGCCTGGGCCCCGTTCCTGTCGACAAGGAAGGCGTGCCGTTGCCGTCCGCCATTCGCGCCGAGCTGGACGCCGCACGTTTCTCCGTGTCGCAAACCTATGCCGATTACCCGGGCGTGTTCTGGGGCGACGGCAACATGCTCGATGCGCCGGCCAGTGACTTTCAGGTGGTCGAGTACCTGCGCCTGGCCGACAAGGCTGCTCGCCAAGTCCGCCCGCTGCTGATCCGCCGTGTCGGTGATCGTCGCTTGAACAACTCGCCCAACAGCATGGCTGCCGCTATCAGCGCATTCATGAAGCCGCTGCGCCAGATGGCCAAGTCCACGACCTTCGCCGGTGAGGTGTTCCCGGGCGAGATCGAATCGCCAAAAGACGGCGACATCGTCCTGGTGTGGCACAGCAAAACCAAGGTTGAGATCTACATCAAGATCCGACCGCTCAACTGCCCGAAAGACCTCACGGCGAACATCGCCCTCGACCTTTCCAGCGAAGATTCGGAGTAACCCTTATGTCCCGTATTGGCGGTAAAAACTTCGACATCAACCTGGGCGATCTGCAGATCCATGTCGAAAGCTGCACCCTGGATATCACTGACAACACCGCCGTGGCGCAAACCCGTGGCGTGCCCAACGGCACCGTCGACGGCGATGTGTCTGCCAATGGCGAGTTCGAGTTCGACACCAACAACTTCAACCTGCTGATCGAGGCGGCACGCTCTGCCGGCAGCTTCCGCCAGTTGGAGCCTTTCGACTCGGTCTTCTTCGCCAAAGCCGGCGATGAAGAGCTGCGCATCGAGGCCTTCGGCTGCAAGTTGAAGGTGTCCAGCCTGCTCAGCGTCGACCCCAAAGGCGGCGAGAAAACCAAGCACAAGGTGCCGTTCGACGTTTCCAGTCCGGACTTCGTGCGCATCAACGGCGTGCCGTACCTGGCTGCGGCCGAGATCGAGGGCCTGCGCTGATGGTCTGCCCGTTCGACCGCGCCCAGGCGCTGGAGCAACGCCAACGTGACCAGGCGATCGCCGCCCAGTTGGCCCGCAAGCGGCCGAGCGGGCCGAGCCTGACCCATTGCGAAGACTGCGATCAGCCGATCCCGGAAAAACGCCAGGCGCTGGGCGGCATGACCCGCTGCGTCCCGTGCCAAACCTTTGTTGAAAAAGGACCGCGCCGATGACCCCTCGCGCCAAGCCAAAAAGCAGTCTGGAAAGCCGCTTCGCTGTACTTGAACACCGCGTAGGTGACCTCGAGGAGCGTCATGAAACCGTGCCGACGCGTGTCACGCGATTGGAGGGGGAGTTTGAACACATGGCTGTACAGCTCTCGGATCTGAATGACGGCCAGCGCGAACTGACCGCCACCGTGTCCGATATCGGCATCAAGGTTACCCGGATGCTAGCGGTGCTGACCGTACTGGGCGTGGTCGCGCAGATGGTCGGTCCTGCTCTGCTGCGGATCCTGTTCCCATGAGCCTGCGCAACAAGATTGCCGCCGGCGCCATTGTGCTGGCCAGCGCGCCTTTGCTCGCGTTCCTGGGCAAGTGGGAAGGCAACGGCCAGAACGTTGTGTACGCCGACAAGCTGGCCCGTGGCCTGCCGACGGTGTGCAAGGGCATCACCCGTTACACCAGTCCCTATCCGCTGATCGTTGGTGACTACTGGTCGCCGGCACGCTGCGCCGAGGTGGAGCAGCTGGTGATCGAGAAAGGCCAGCTGGCTCTGGCTGACTGCCTGAGCAATCAGGCGATCGGTCAGAAGACTTTCGACGCTCTGAGCAGCCATGGCCACAACTTCGGTGTGCCCAGTACCTGCGCCAGTCGGGCCGTCGGCCTGATCAATGCCGGCCGTATTGCCGAGGGTTGCAAGGCGTTGGCCTGGGCGCCGGATGGCAGAACACCAGTGTGGTCGTCGGTCACCGATGCTCAGGGCCGCAAGCAGTTTGTGCCAGGGCTGCACGCTCGCCGGCGCGCCGAAGCAGCTATGTGTGCGGAGGGCTTGTGATGCTGCGCGAAATCCTGTTTCCGCTGCTGGTGTGTCTTTTGTCGTTCGTTGGATTCGACATCCTGCAGGGACAGCGCGACACCGCCCGGGCAGAACGTGATGCAGCCCAATACGAAGCCAGCGGCCTGCGTGAAGCCGCCCGAATCAGCGGCGAAATGATCGCCGCCCGAGACGCGATCGACCGTAACCGTACCCAGGAACTGACCGATGCACGCACTGAAATCGATGCTTTGCGCATTGACGTTGCCGATGGCCGTCAGCGGCTGCGCGTTAAAGCCACCTGCAGCAGCACCACGCCAGACACCACCGCCGCCGGCGGCGTGGCTGATGCAGGTACCGCCGAACTCGCAGCAGACGCTCGACCGGATTATTTCACCCTCAGGGATCAGCTTGCCCTCAGCAAGCAAATGATCCTGGGCCTGCAGGACTACGTCAGCCAGGTGTGCCTGCGCTGACCCGAATCACCCCTTTAACCCAACCACCAAAACGGACATGAACATGAGCCAGATCCAATCCCGCGATATCACCCTGGAAGTCGGTACCAAGGAATTCACTTTCAACCTGACGCCTCAGGACGTGACCAAGTACTTCAACGCCATGACCGCCAACAACAAGGTGGCGCCGTCTTTCAACTTGCTGAGCAGCACCGTGCTGCCGGCCGAGAAAGCCGACCTGCGCGAGCTGATGGCCAATCCGGTGATGACCATGCAAATCGCCGGTGCGCTGCTCGAGGAGTACGCCCCTGACGTCGAGATCATCGTAAAAAAGCCCTCGAGCACGCTGACCGCCTGACCGAGGACGGGCTGGGCCAACTGATGGCCCTGACCAACCGTTGGCTGCCTGGCTCCGAGCCCACCATCGAGAACATGGGCACGGCCAAGTGGCTGGAAGACGAACACTGGAAGCGCATGGAATTTGCCGTAGCCAACGGCATTGCCCATGCGCTGAACGGATAGGACACACATGGCCGACCGTAGCGCCCGCCTGGACTTCATCCTGGCCCTGACCGACAAGGTCACTGCACCGTTGGGCAAGGTGAAAGCGGGTTTTTCCGACCTTACTGAGCAAAGCGAAAAGAACATCAAAACGATGGGCATGGGCTTGGCCGGTGTCACGGGTGCTTTCGTCGGTATCAACGAATCGCTGCAGCCTGCGCTGGAAATGAACCGCGCCCTGGGCGAGGTCAAATCCTTGGGCGTGGCCGAGGACGCGCTCACGGCGCTGAATCAAAAATCTCTGGAGTTCTCGGTAGCCTATGGCGAGAACGCCCGGGATTTTGTCGCTTCGGCGTACACCATCGAGGGCGCCATCAAGGGCCTGACCGGCAACCAGCTCGCCACCTTCACCAACACCAGCAACCTGTTGGCCAAGGCCACCAAGTCCGACGCCGAAACCATGGGCGCCTATGTGGGCACCATGTACAACCTGTTCAAGGGCCAAGCGGACGCCATGGGCAAGGGTGAATGGGTTGAAAAGCTGGGCGGGCAGACGGCCCTCGCGGTTCAACTGTTCCGCACCGACGGTGCCCAACTCAAGGACGCATTCAAGGAAGTAGGCTCGATCGCCACCGCCGCCGGCGTGGACATCGCCGAGCAGTTCGCGGTGATCGGTTCGCTGAGCAGCACCATGGAAGGCGGCGATGCCGGCGGCCGCTACAAGGCGTTCTTCGAGAACCTGGGCGCCGCCTCCGAAAAGATGGGGATGAAGTTCACGGACTCCAACGGCAAGGCGTTGCCCATGCTGCAGATCATGGAAAAGCTGCAGGGCAAATTGGGCGACCTGACCAGCGCGTCGGCCAACACCAAACTGATGGAGGCGTTCGGCGGGGAGGGTGCGCAGGTGATCACGTCCCTGGCCAAGGACACCGATAGGCTGCGCAACGGCATGGATAAGTTGGGCAAGGTGCGCGGCCTCGAGGACGCCGAGAACATGGCCAAAGCCATGGTCGACCCGTGGCAACAATTTGCTGCAGCGGTCGAAGCGCTACGCATCGCCTTCGGCCAGGCACTGATCCCCATCCTGACGCCGCTGATGGCCAAGCTGTCCGGCATTGCCGGCACCATGACGCGCTGGACTCAGATGTTCCCCAACATCACGCGGGTGATCGGCATCGTCTCGTTGACGATCCTGGCGCTCATCGCCGCCATGTCCCTGCTGACGTTCGCCGTCGGTGCCGGCCGGATGGCATGGATGGCCATGGTTACGGTGTGGAAAGTGGTGCAGTTGCTCAATCTGCGCGCCGTGGCCGGCTTCGTCCTGCAGGTGGCAGTGATCGCGCTGTATGTCGCGGGCCTGACGATTCTCTACACCACGATGGGGATCATTCGCGCCGCCATGCTGCTGTGGCAGGGCGCGATATGGCTGGTCAACGTTGCTCTGACGGCCAACCCTATCGGCGTAGTCGTGATGGGGATCGCCGCTCTGATCGCGCTGGTCGCCGTCGCCATTTACTACTGGGATGACTGGACGTCTGCGCTGATGAACACCGAGGCGTTCAAGTGGGTCAGCGCGCAGCTCCAAGCACTCTCTGACTGGTTCACGTCCATGGGCGGCTGGAGTGGCATGGCCAAGGCCGCTTGGGACGGCATCGTCGCGATCTTTCACAAGTCGATCAACAGCCTGATCGAGATGCTGAACAAGATCCCCGGCGTCGACATCAAGACCAAGTTCGGCGCCATGCCTGAAGTGCCCGGTACCGACATTGGCGTCAACAACGTGGATGCCTCTGCAGCTGCGCAAAAAGCCCAGCAGACAATCAACGCAGCCATTCCAAGCCTTTCGCCAGCGCGACCTAACGTAGTGCCGCCGGGTGGCCTGCTGACCAGCATTCAGAACAACAACAGCAGCCAGAACAAAGGCATGCACGTGGAGAAAGTCGAGATCCACAACAGCAAGCCTATGACTCAGCTGGAGATGGAAAACATGGTGAACATGGCGGTACCGGGATGAGCGAATACATCGACCTGCTGATCCACAACAACGACCTGGTGCTTGATCCGTCCCGCCAGCCCGAGCTGATCGATGACCGAGCCAGCATTGCCCAGGACATCGCCCACATGATCCGCGACAGCGGCCTGCTGGTGACGCTGGTGGCCGAGCGCAACCGCCTGAAACAGCGCGACTGCATTCAGCAAATGGAGCTGCTGGTCGAGGCGGATGAACGTCTCGTACCGGGTACGGCACTGATTACCCAGCTTGAGCCTGGGCAGTTCCTGGTGACGGCCACAACCCTGAAATTCGGCAGTATCGAGGTGACGTTGTGAGTGACGTGGATTTCAAACAGGCCCTGTCCGATGCCGGCATTCCGACCACTGAGGCCGGCCTGCGCCAGGCGTGGGAAGCGGAAGTGATCGCCCAGGGCAGCAAACTGAGCAACACCAGCACCTGGTCGCCGTTCTGGCGGGTGGTCACCGCGTTGGTGACCAAGCCGGTGATGTGGATTCTGGACTTCTTGATCAGCACCGTACTGCCGAACTTCTTCGTCAAAACCGCCGTGGATGCCTGGCTCGACATGCTGGCCTGGGGCGTGAACGTTGAGCGCAAGGGCGCAACCAAGGCCACAGGTTTTCTGCTGTTCACCCGCGTGGCCCCCGGCGGCGCCCTCGAGGTCGCAAAGGGCACGGTCGTGCAGTCGGCCGCGATCAATGGCCATGTTTACCAGCTGGTGACCACAGCGATCGGGACCTTCACCGATGGCGTGATGCAGTTGCTGGTACCGGTCGAAGCGGTCGACGTCGGTAGTGGTTTCAACTTGGCGCCTGGCTACTACGCCGTGTTGCCGGTACCGATTCCCGGCATTGCCCAGGTCGCCAACGCGGACGGCTGGTTGACCACGCCCGGGGCCGATCGGGAGCCTAACGACGAACTGCGTCTGCGGGTGCGCAACCAATTCTCGGCAGTGAACCAGTGGCACACCGACGCGGTTTATCGGGCGATGATTTCCGCCTTCCCGGGCGTGCGTCCGGACGGCGTGTATTTCGAACACGGCGCCCCGCGTGGCCCCGGCAGTGCCAATGCCTTTGTGTTGTTCGATGCGGACGTGCCGGCGGCAACGTACCTGGCGCAAATCAACGCCCATATCCGCGACCTGGGCAACCATGGTCACGGCGACGACCTGCTGGTGATGGTCATGCCCGAAACCCAGCACGACCTGCGCGTGACACTCTGGCCGCGCTCGACGTTGACCGCTGCACAGCGTCAAACCCTGCAGGACGAAACCGCCTTGTTCATCCGTGCGGCCTTCCGTGAGAGCGCGTCGGGCGACTACCAGCCGACGCTGACTTATCCACAGTCACGCTTTTCCTTCAGCCGGCTGGGTGAAGAACTGCACCAGCAGTTTCCCGGCATCGAGTCGCTGCATTTCGACAACGACGACATCCTTTCGGAACTCAACATCCCCCGGATTCAGAGCCTGCAGGTGCTGAGCAATGATTAAGCTCGATCTAAAGTTCTGGCTGGCCGGTACCGAGCTGACCAAGCTCAAGGATGCGGCTCAGGGCTGGTGGGAAAAGGTCGAGGGCTGGCTGCGCTGGCCCCTGCTGCAGATGGATGCTGACAACTGCCACCTGACCGTGCTCGATCTGCTGGCCTGGCAGCGCGATATCACCCGCTTTAAAGGTGAGCCCGAGGCGCTTTACCGCCTGCGCGTGAAGTACGCCTTTATCAACGCGGTGGACGCCGGCAGCACCGCCGGCATGAAACGCATCCTGCAGCGCCTCGGTGTCGGTTACGTCGAGATCGAGGAGCGCATGCCCGATCGAGATTGGGACGTGGTGCTGCTGCGTTTCTCCGACACCCAACTGTCGCAAAACCCCGAGCTGCTGCGTGTGCTGATTCAACAGTACGGGCGCACGTGCCGCCGTTATGACTTCGTGACCATTACCCCGGTGCCGTTCCGCATCGCCGTGGTCGACTTCAACGATGACCAGCAAACGCTGGTTGCAAGCCTTTAGGAGCCCTCATGGGAGCCAGCATTACCCTTGCGGGCGAAAGCCTGATTGCGCAGAAACACGCCGCAAAACTCGGCCTTGATGTGTCGCGGTTCATTTTTGCGAACGTTCCAGGGCTTGACCCGAATGGCCCGGTCGATCGCGCAGCACCCAAACCTGCTGCCGGGCAAATCGTCCACGTCTACGACATCCCGGACGACAACGCCGGCTATGTGAATCCCAACCAGGTCGTGTACAGCTCGCAGATCGGCTCTGACATTGGCGACTGGGATTTCAACTGGATCGGCCTGGAGACGGCCGAGGGTGTGCTATTTGCCGTGGCCTACGTACCGCTGCAGATCAAGCGCCGTAACATCCCGCCGTTGCAGGTCGGTAACAACCTCACGCGCAACTTCCTGGTGGCCTTCGACGGCGCCCAGGCGCTGACCGGCATCACCATCGATGCCAGCACCTGGCAGCACGACTTTACCGTGCGCCTGGCCGGCATCGATGAGCGCGAGCGCCTGAGCAACCGCGACGTCTTTGGGCGATCGTGTTTCTTTGGCAGCTCGCTGCAGGTGGAAAAGGTCGGCAGCCTGTACCAGGTCAAACCGGGCACAGCTTACGTGGAGGGTATTCGTCTGGAGCGCACGGCCGTACTGCCAATTGTGCCGCCGGCGTTTCCCACCACGGCCTGGCTCGACATCGCCCTGCAGCGCGAATTGAACGACGTCGTCGCCAGCTGGCAGGTGGTGTTCGGCGTTGATAAATCCGATTACACCGACAGCGCCGGTGTTCGTCATTACTGCGTCGCGCTAGCGGACCTGACCAATTCCAACACCTTGATCGATCGCCGATCTGTCGAGGTGATCGGTGGCCCATTGGTGACACATTTTGCCGCTCGTAACGGCGACTACGAACAACTGCGTGCCCGTGCCACAACCAAGGATGACGTGGACCTGGGGAACCTGCCCAACGCCAAAAGCGACGATCCGGAAACGGACAGCAGCGTCATTCTGGCGACCACCAAAGCGGTGAAATTCGCCATTGATTTCGTGGTGGGAAAGTTGGTGCAAGCCACCGAAACGGTGAAGGGTATTGCAAAGGTCGCCACGCAAACTCAAACCAATGCGGGGACCGATGACACAACATTTATCACCCCGAAAAAGCTGCGCCTGGGCTTTTCCATCAGCTTGGCACCCAATGGCTACATCGTGTTCCCGACGTGGCTCGGAGGTGCAATCTTCCAATGGATGTACACCTCGAACAGCAACAACCTTGGTTCTGGTTACTCCCGGTCGCCGTATCCAATGGCATTTCCAAATGCCTGCCTGGCGGCGTCAAAAATCAATCTGGCGACGGGTTCGGGTGGCTACGTAACTGTCGACACGAGTTACACGTACTTGGGAAATAACGCCATTGATTGGATTGGCTACATGAACAACAACGCAGTGGCCAGCAACGTGGCCACCGTCGGGGTTATTTTCTTTTTGATCGGGCACTGAGGAACATCACCATGCAACGTTTTTACAGTGCAAGCACCGGCACCACGTACCTGTCGTCTATTCACACCACTATGCCCGCTGATGCGAAGCCCATTAGCGACGAGCGCTATTTGCAAGTGATCGCCAATCCTGCTCCGCAGAAAGTGCGCGGCCATGATCTTGACGGTTTGCCTATCTTGATTGACCCGCCGCAGCTCGATGCCGGCGCGCACCTGGTAGAGCGTCATGCCGCGCTGTTCGCCGCGGTTAATACGGCGTGCGAACTTGAAATCACCTCGGGGTTTGACTCGGCTGCCTTGGGCGCTCGATACGTTTACAGCAGCCAGCTGGAGGATCAGCTCAATCTGACCGGTGTTGTGTTGTTGGACGTCGACAGTGCGTATCCGTGCAGCGACGAACAGGGTTCCAAAGCTTTTCGCGTTCATACCCGGGCGCAGCTACGCCAGGTCAGTGACGACTTCACCGTGTTCAAGTTGCAGTTGCTGCAGAAGGCCAACGAACTGAAACAGCAGCTGGATCAGGCCCTGGCGGCCGCTGACCTGGCCGGCCTCGAGGCAGTGAGCTGGGAGGGCGTGCAGCCATGAATTGGGCACCGGTGACCATGCGTTGGCCTGAGCAGGCCACGCAATGGATGGATGGATTGGGCGCGGCTCAGGATCTGGCCGGCGGCGAGCTGGCCAGCACGGCCTTGCGCCTAGCCAGTCTCGACGGACTGACCAGTACCAACCCGGGGCCGGTCGGTGACGCCGCGAAAGATGCGATCGCCGCCGGCCGTGCCGCGATGGCTGGGCAGTTCGGTGAGGCGCCTGCTTGCCTGGTGGTGACACCGTTCCAGAGCGGCATCGGCCAGGGACGCGGCAATCAGCGTTTTCTCTCTGCGCCGAATCTGCTGCAGCAGCTGGCGGGTAAACTGATCGACGGCACTGACACTGGACGCCCGACCGGGCCGCAGTACGCGCTGTCAGTATTGTTCCTGGGCACTAACTACGACCAGCTCGCCAGCACGTTGTCGCGCTTCAACGCCTTGCTGCCGATTCCTGACCTGGTGCGCACCGAGCGTCGTGCCGCACACCTGTCGACGCTGGAGACGGATAAGTGGGAGATTCCGAGTTCTGGCCCGCTACCGCGTTGGCAAGCGCTGCCGCTCGAGCGCTGTACGTTGGTCAAGGCCGCGAAGCAATCGATGTCCGGCCAACTGGCGGTGCTGGAGAGCTACGCGGCCGATAGCTCGCCGATGGGCGATCTGGCCGCACTGGCCACGCGCAAGGCCGCTCAGCAGCAGAGCCGCGATCAGCAACTGAACGACCTCAAGGCTTTGTTGGCCGGCGGATCCGCTGACACCAGCATGCGCGCACGGCTGATCGGTCCGGGGGATGTCAACGAACTGCGTCGCTCGTTGCTCGAGGGCGAAGCACCAGGTCATGAGTGGGTGCTGTCCGCCGGCGTGCTGCTGGTGGGGTCGCTGGAAGGCTTGAGCTTCGTGCGGGAGCTGGTCGGCCTATGACGCTATTACTCGACGGCGAGCAGGTCCTGGGCAAGCGGATGAAGATCACCGCCAACCTGCGCATCGAAGCCGATGACCTGTCTGGCCAAACCAGCAACACCGAGACCGCGCACAAGGGCTTCAAGCCGAAAACCCTAGCGGTGTCGCTGATGATCCCCTTCGTCGATGCGGTGCAGATGCGCACGATCATGCGTCTGGCCGAGACCACGGCCGGCGGTGGCCAGCTCAAGATGTACCGGATCGTCAACGATACCGCCGCAGCGTTCGGCATTCGTGAGGTGCAGTTTTCGGACGGCGTCAGCGCCCGGGAAGACGACACGCTGGCCGCTTGGCTGGTCCAGTTCACACTGTCGGAAAAAGCCTCGAACCCTGAGAAGGTAGAACAGCGACGGGCAGCAAACGGCGTCAGCGCTCAGTCAGCACCTGGTCAGGCGGTCGGCGGCGCGGCCGGTGGTGGAACTGGAAGCGAGGCCCAAGAACTGAGCGGCTTTGAAAAGACCCTCAAGAAACTGGACGACTACCTGGCGCCGAAAACATGAAACTGCATAAGGTTTTGACGATCGCCGGCCAGGTCTACTCGCTGATCAAGGACGAAGTGCGTCTGGACATCAAGAGCCCTGGCCGTGCGACGTTCACGGTGCAGGCCGGCGAATCGTTGAAAGGTCTGGTGACGCTGGATATCGGCTACAACGAGTGCACGCTGCAGCGTCACTTCCTTGGCTACGTCGAACGATCGACCGCCGCTAACAGCACTCAGCAATTGGTGGCCTGTCGTGAGCTGTCATCGATCCTGGCGAATCCGTTGCCGCTGAACCTGCGTCACGTCGACCTGCAGGCGGTGCTGGCCGAGATCAGCGACAAGACCGGGTTGAGGTTCCGGATCCCGGATAAGGCCTATGCCAAGGTCAAGGCGCCGTTCTTCTACAGCCTGGCAGCGGGCTACCTAGCCATGGACAGTCTGGCCAACGTCTTCAACATTCCCGACTTTATCTGGCAGCAGCAGGGCGACGGCGAAGTGTTTGTGGGTAGCTGGGCCGACAGCTTCTTCGGTACTCGCACTGCGCTGCAGCTGCCTGTCGAACTGTTCGACGGTTACCAGGGCAATCAAAGCGCGATGATCGCGCCCCTACCAGGGCTTCGACCAGGTGCAACCATCAACCAGGGCGAGCGAATCACAAGTGTGACTCTCGCCGGCAATCAAATGGCGATCAAATGGACGACGCAATAAAGCGCAGCGTAGCGCGCCAATTTCCTGAATTAAGCGGCGGTTACCACCTGCCTCGCTTTGGCCGCGTGGTCGCGGTATCGGATGCGCCGGCGGCAGCAGGGCTGTGCGACGACTTCCGGCCGCGCTTTGGCGTCGACGTTGAAGTGCTGTTGCCCGATGGCGAGCCGGATCCGGATCTACCGATCCTGAGCAGCCTGCCATTGCCGGCGCCAATGGGCGGGCAAGAGGCTGGCATGTTTGGCTTTCCGGAGGAGGGCACCACGGTGGTGGTCAGCTTCGCCTATGGGCTGCCGAGCAAGCCGTTCATCACGCAGATCCTGCCGCACAGTCTGAGCCTACCCCGGGTGCCGAAAGGCGACCAGGTCTGGCAGCACAGTGAGGCCTGTCAGCAGCGCGTCGACGCCGATGGCAACTGGCTGCGCCAGACCGATGGCAAGATCCAGGACAAGGCGATCGAGCGGGAAGTGGAAGCCATGGACAACACCGAGAGCTTCCAGACTCACACCAGGACAGTGGACGACCATTCGACCGAGACCGTGGGTGGTATCAAGAAGATTGAGGCATTGGGAGCACTCAAGCTGCTGTCGGGCGGATCTGCGAGTCTGGCGGCGGTGGACGATCTGCACCAAGCGACCGGGCGCGATCTGAACCTGGTTGTGGGGCAGAAGCACAACGCCACGGTGGGTGGCGATATGCAGGAGAAAATCCAGGGCTTGCGCAAGAGCGTGGCCGGGATCAGCCAACATCTGCAGGCGCCGAAGACCTGGATCGGGTCCGAAAGCTTGAACCTGTTTCAGGTGGTATGCGACATGCTCGATCTACTGCAGCAGATGAACACTCAATTGGCTGCACACACGCATATCGCCGGGCCAATACCCAGTCCAAGTGACGTGACTGCCTTCTCAGAGAAAGCGGCGAAAGCTTTGAATCTTTCGATGAAGCTGAAATTAGTAACCTTATGATTTGTCATCGTTGGGTGACTTTTTAAACCCAACCTTTATGGACTCAAGTTTGTAATGGATTATTTCTCTAGACTGCTCGTCGTATCGGGCTTGATAGAAGCTAAAGTCGGCTCGCTCGTGTTCTGCACACTTTTGTTTGATTGTTTTTATTGTCTGCAACTTTGTCTCGGTGGGCGTGTTTATGCCGAAGATAATACCTTCGAGTAAATCAAAATCGTAATGGAGTTTTCTGTCGCTGTTGCTTTCGAGGTTATTGATGGAGGAGTATAGCAGTAGGCGTGATTCTTTCTCCCTGTTCCATGCACTTAGTTTTACTGTTGCTGCATGGTAGAAATTTTTCCAGTAATTGTCTCGCCAGCTTTCCACTTCGCTGAATATATCATCGTGACAGGGGCTTAATTCTTTGTTTTCTCCCACAAGCCAGGTTCGGTTAAGGATCGGAACAGGAAGGTGGCCGAGAGAACGAAAAAAGTCTATTGCGACAAACGATTTTTCGTAAGAAACTTCGTAAAACTTAAATTTAACTTTGCCTTTGGAAATGCCATTTCGATCTTGTCCGTTAGGGGCTGTTAACTCGATAAACTTGCCAGCGTCGGTTATCTCGGTTCGGAATTTTAGGCAAACATCTCTATGATTTCCTCCATAGCTTCCCCATATCGAAGAATCCGCGCACGAGGACATAAAGCAGGCAGTATACCAAGCGGGGTACAACAGTTTTTCTATATCTCTGCAGAACGTCTCGGGATATTCAAACAGCAAGAAAAACCAAAACTCCCGACCTTTTCCATCTTTTTCAAGTTGTGTTAATAGCTGTTTTTCGCTATTTGATAGACAGCTCTTTAGAAAACCTAATTCATCTTCCTCGGTTATCTTGTCTTTTGCAGAAATAATTGCCGTGCTGGTTTTGATTAGTTTAAGTATGGCAGACCTGTCACTTGGAAAGTAATTTACGGGTTCTGTCAGGACTCCCACCTCGTAAAGCGACTCGAAAACGATGTCTAGGAAGTAATAATGTAGGGTCTGAATATATATAAGTAGTTCCCATCGTCTCACCTTGCGGTCAAACGATATTGCAGAGATGAAATCATTTATAACGGGTTCGCTGCATAGTTTAGCGAAGATATCCGAATTTAGTTTGTTCAAGGCATCGGTGGCGTAAAAGGATGAAGCGAAAACTCCTGTTTTTTTGATGGGGAGTTCACCAACTTTTGCGCATGAGAAATCTATGCTGCTATTAATAAGGCATCTGAGATAGTGCTTTATCAGGTTTTTCCATACGATACTATCTCCTTGGAAATAAATGTCTTTATATCCTTCGAGTGGATCGTTTAACTGCTCTGGTGAAGCGAAAAATATATACTGATCTTGAAGCTCCCCCGAAATACCATGCTCTCCTAGCAGCTTCCCTACGGATCTAAACCTATACATGAATTCTGTCATTATAACCCTTACATAATTATCCGTTTTACTTAGGGGGATGAATTGGTTCTCTACGGAAAACTATAGCTGATGCAGATGTAAATGTGGGGCTTCGACGAGCTATCAATAGGTTTTCTTATTCCAATCGGCACCACCAGGATTGGGCATACGCGCATCCTTCAATGTACTCAATTCCGCTTAGTACAAAGCCGGTCACTGCCATACCTGCCAAGGTTGCATCGAGAAGCGGTGGCAGTGGATCGGGGTCGAGCGGCATCCCCACTTCAACACGAGCAACATTCGCGGCCCGGCCTAGCTCACTGCACATAGTAGAGTTCACCATTACGTTTCCTCGGATCGCCCGATAGCGGCGCCGCTCCTTCGGGTCTAGAGCGACACCGCGCAAGCGCATAGGCGTGACTAGTACGTGCATGGTTCCTCCTATACGTCAGCATCGAGGTCGAGTAGCGATTCCACCGCATAGGCCAGCGCAGCGTCTGCCAGCTCCAGCATATCGCTCAGATCGTCAGCATCAATTACTTGATCTCGATGCAACTCGTAAGCCCGCCTGAGTAACGCCTTGTGGTGGGCGCCTGGCATGGCGAGAAGTGCCAGGTCGTCGCGCAGCATCACCTGCCAATGCGTGATCGCTGATGACTTCACACCTGCAGTGTCCGCAAACTCTCTATTCATAGGTCAGACCCCATCTAGGAAATACTGTACGTTTGAACAGTATATCCGGGCGGCATCCCATCACACCATCGGAACGACTGGCGGCAATGCCCAGCACTCTTGTCTGCCCTGAGAATTTTCCGCCTTCAACAAAAAAACTGCTGAAAAAGCACTTATCCCCCTCCCGCCGACGGGCTTTGCGTCCCTTTTTTGTGCAAAGACCAGAGCAGTGCAACCACCGGCCCTGCCCAGGCCTGCTGCGGGGGCCGTGAGTGTTGTAGCGATTGCACGCGGTGCAAGGTTTTGCAAAAAAGTGCAGAGGCGTTGCACAGCGTTACGGAGCGTCTACGAATTGGCCGGGGGAGTGAGACGCCCAGGGAGCAAGGGCTGCGGCCTGGAAAACCTCCTGCATAAGGTGTTTTCGTTTTCGGAACTGTTCGCACCAGCTGCGAATTCGGCACTGCGCCGTCCGCTTGTAAAACGGCTGTAAGGCCCAGCCTGCTTTGCTTTCCGGCGTTTTCCGGAATTGCACAGCGTCACCAAGAACTTCCTTGTTATCAGCGCCAATTTGCATGGTGTGAAAAACGTCGAAAAGGGACGTCGCCTTGGCCGTTTTTCAAACGTGGGCTGGGAAAAAGGTAATTTTGGTAAGCGAGGCATAGAAATGGGCTACAGCCCTTGTGGTGTGTGGCCCTCAATCATTACCTCAAGAGGTAATTTTAAGTAAGAGTTAGGGTAATAATTTCTGAAGTGCCCCATTTTACTGGGTTTGAGGGCTATCAGGGATTACTCATAGGAAAGGTAATTTTCTAACCTCATACTTACCAAATTATTACCTTTGAGGAATTCTCTCAACGCCCCGAGTTTCAAGGTTTCCAGAGGTCGGCTCACGCTGCATTACCAAAATTACCTTTTTCCCATGGGTCAACATGAAACGTCGAAATGGCTTTCGCGACCCTGTTCTGCAACCTGGTGCGCAAAACCCATGGGACTGACATGGGACTGAGATTAAAAATCTCGCTCCTCTGCAGCCCTTATAAACCGGGGGGGTGTGCTCAGAAAAGCGCAAACGGGTAGTTTCGAATCTCTCCTTCACCGCCACATTCAGTACACAAAACCCCTGATTTCGAAAGAAGTCAGGGGTTTTGTGGTTTCTGGCGTCTGGATTTTATTGGCTGCGCAGTGATGTCTGCTGTGACCGATTACAATCGCGGGCTTATTTTTCAGTAAAGGGACGACATGCCATGATCATTTCCACCACTCACGCGATTGAAGGCCGTCAGATCACTGCGTACCTGGACATCGTCAGCGCGGAATCGGTGCAGGGCGTCAATGTGATTCGCGATATGTTCGCCGGTATGCGCGACTTTTTCGGTGGCCGTTCGCAGACCCTGGAGCGGGCTTTAAAGGAAGCTCGCGTTCAGGCGACGGAAGAACTCCGCGAGCGAGCCCAGGCTCTGCAGGCAGATGCGGTGGTCGGGGTGGATTTCGAGATCAGCATGCCTGGCGGCAAAGGCGGAATGGTTGTGGTATTTGCGACCGGCACGGCGGTGAAGTTGCGCTGA